AGAAGAAGCTATCCACAGCCAATAAGAAACCTAAATCTCAGCCTGTTGTAAATGATGAGATTCTGGAAGAATTGAAAAAAACAATGCCAGAGGTAGGTACACTGGCTAACTTATTCACTCTGAATAAGCGTATCGCTCAATTACGCAAATGGTTGGAGCTAGTTGATGAAAACGGCTTTGTGCATGGCTCTGTTATTTCCTGTGGTGCTATTTCTGGCAGGTGTACTCACTCAAATCCTAATATGGCACAGGTTCCGGCTACCGATAAGCCTTATGGGGAACAATGTAGAAGTCTTTGGATTCCTAGTAGTCCTGATCGTGTCTTGGTCGGTATTGACGCATCTGGTCTGGAATTGAGGATGCTGGCCCACTATATGGGCGATGCTTCCTACATAGAGACTGTCGTATCAGGCAAGCAAGAGGATGGCACAGACGTACATACGCGCAATCAAAAGATGGCTGGACTTTCTACTAGGAACCAAGCTAAAACTTTTATTTATGCTTTTCTGTATGGAGCAGGGGCAGAAAAGATTGGCTCTATTGTCGGGGGCGGTGCGGCAGAAGGAAAGAGACTTTTAGATAAGTTTCTTAAAGCCATGCCCGCTTTGGCGAAACTCAGAGACAAAGTAGCCAAGATAGCGGAGTCAGGGATGATTCCTGCTTTGGATGGAAGGAAGCTTCGCATTAGACACGCCCATGCTGCATTGAATCAGTTGTTGCAGGGTGGTGGCTCTATTGTTATGAAGAAAGCCAGAATTTTGTTTGAAGATAGCTTGACAGACTTAGGCATTGATGCTACTATTGTGGCAGACGTACATGATGAATGGCAAGTAGACTGCTCAGAGGAAGATGCTGAAATGGTAGGAGAACTCGGAGTAGCTAGCATTGCAGCAGCGGGGGAACACTTCAAAATGAAGTGCCCATTAACAGGAGAATATAAAATTGGAAAATCTTGGAAAGACACCCACTAAAAGCGTCTCAGACTACTCTGTAAAAGAAGTGCTCTCATTCGCTAATACGTTAGAAGAAAAAGTTGCAATGTCCAGATGCATCGTCATTATGACGGATGGGGAAGAACTACACGTTTTTAATAACGTTGATACATTAGGGAACATGATGAGCATTCTCACCAGTGTAGCTGAAGGGATTATCAATTCCTCACTGGAGGAAGAAAAGCAGGAAAGGAAACTTCAATGAGTGCTTTCACTAATTGGCTCGGCGGCATTAAAATGTTCCGTTCAGTCGAGTCTGTCAAAAAAGATCTTGACAATCTAGCGGAAGAGCTGGATAATATTCGTCAGCGTTGCTACGCACAGGCTGAAACTAAGATGCAGGTTATTCTTTTACTGCAAGCTGAAGTAAAGGCTAGTCAGTCAGAAGCAGCTTTAGCTCTGACAGTTGCGGATAAGCTGCGTCAAATCAACACTTAACCGGAGATAGGATACATGAAATTACCGACTGCCAATAAACAGCAAAAACCCGCTAAACAAGGCGAAGGCGCTAAGTTTATCAAAGTTTCTGCAAAGACTATGTGGGCTAATCTCCAGAAGCCCAATGATCTTTCTGGAAAATATCAAGTTGATCTTTGTAATCTATCGGATAAAGCGGTAGAAGCTCTGCAAGAGCTTGGTGTTGAAGTCCGCACTAGGCCCGATCAAGAAGAAAAAGGTTACTTTATTACGTGCAAGTCTAATCGTCCCATCACAGCGCAATTCCCTGATGGAAGCACTGTGGACGTTCCTGTTGGCAATGGCTCAGAAGTTAAAGCCACTATCGGCACGTATGAATGGACCTTTAAGAACAAGAAAGGTATTTCGCCTTCTCTCAAGAAGCTTGTTGTTACGGAGCTTGTTGAGTATGAAGATGATTCTGAAGATGTAGACGACGAAGAAGAAGCATTTTAATGAAAAAAGCTCTAATTGACGGTGATATCCTAGTTTATCGTTACGGCTTTGCTGCCAACAATGATCCTTTCTGGATATGCAAAGCCCGTATAGATGAAGGAATTATGGATTTACTCACCTTCGATCTAGAGGATGTAGAGACATATGAAGGATTCCTGACAGCATCCACTGGTAATTTCAGAGAAACAATAGCTGTGACTGCTCCCTACAAAGGTAATAGGAGCGGAGCAAAGCCAGTGCATTACGATGAGTTAAGAGATTACTTAGTGGATGCTTATGGATTCCAGATCGTAGAGGGGCAGGAAGCCGATGATGCAATTGGTATAGCCTGTTGCAATGATCCGAGTAACACGGTAATCGTTACAATTGATAAAGATTTAGACATGATTCCAGGGGATCATTATAATTTCGTCAAAAGGGTGCGGTATAGTGTAGACGAATGGAATGCTCTAGTCTGGTTTTATACTCAAATCTTAACTGGCGACAGGGTAGACAACATCATCGGCTTAAAAGGTATCGGGCCTGTCAAAGCAGCTAAAATCCTAGAAGGGGCCTTGACAGAATCAGATTTATTTGCTAAAGTTGTGGAAGCCTACGAAGGTAACACCGCAAGGGTTATTGAAAATGGGCGTCTACTTTGGATTAGACGACAGGAGAACCAAATATGGCAACCACCAATCAAGTAATGTTTCTGAAGTCCCTTCAGAAGTATGAGGAAGGTTTGAACTCACTGGTGAAACATTACAATGAAATTGCATCTAAACCTGATGCAGGTGGAAAGATTCAAGTAGCTAGTGAGGCTGCGGCGCATATCTATAACCTTGTTCGTAAAGACGTTACGAACATTATCAAGGCTTATCGCCCCACTATGGAGGTTTAAGATGATGGAAGAAATGGACTACAGGGAATTTTTTAGAGAGTTTGTTAGAACTCTCATCCATGATATGGATGAATTCATCAAGGATATTGATGAAGGAAAGCTTTATCAAGATGAAATCATTGATAATTTAACAGCATTAAATCAGCTATTGAAACTTGCCCATGAAAGAACCGATGTAGTATTTAATAAAGTCTCAATTAAGTTTGAAGAATGAAGCCTCAATCCGCAAAAGCTAAAGGAAGAAAGCTCCAGCAATGGGTTAGAGACAGGATCATTTCTTTATTTGCCTTAGACCCATCTGATGTTCGTAGCACTTCTATGGGCGCAGGCGGAACAGACGTTACATTATCTGCCCACGCTAAAAGGATGTTTCCATTCGTCATTGAGTGCAAAAGCAGGGCAGCTATTGCTGTTTTTAGGGACTACGAGCAGGCATTGGCCCATGCTGACAAGGAATGGGGAGAGCCTTTGTTGATTATTAAGGAAAATGGTAGTGCTCCATTAGCGGTCGTGGACGCTACCTATTTCTTTGAAATGGCTCTACAGCTTCAAGTCCTAAGAGAAGCCTATGATGATAAGTAAGGATTATTAAATGGAAAGTAAAGCGAATCAGAAGCAGATTGGTGGTACTCACTATAAGACTTCTATTGAACCGTGGGATGCAATTGTCTCTTGGGAGCTAGGCTATCTAGACGGCAATGTTGTAAAATACGTTTCTCGGTGGCGTAAGAAAGGTGGCCTTGCTGATCTGAAGAAGGCCCAACACTACTTAGAGAAGCTTATCGAAAACGAAGAAGCCAGCATAAACAAAGTTGAACTGCCTAGTCAGGCACAAAAGCAAGGCACCAAAATTCTTTATGGTTTTGGTGAACCATATAAGTCAATCTTTCCATTGTTCCGAAGCGATGAAGATATCTAAAACAAAAGTAACTTTGCTAGACTCTATGGGTACTGACCTATCAGTGGTCAATGCTGCTAGAGTCTCCTTTGATAAGGAAAGTGAATATATCCAAACTCCTGTTGGGGAAGATATAATTTTGTCTTTACCAGAGAAAGACATTAAACTCATTAGCTATCTAGCTAAGAATAATCATTGGACTCCTTTTGGTCACTGTTTTGTAAGCTTCCGTATTAAAGCTCCTATCTTCATTGCTAGGCAGTTGGTTAAGCATCAAGTAGGGCTGTGCTGGAATGAGGTTAGTAGGCGCTATGTAGATAGCGAACCTGAGTTCTACCTACCCGATGAATGGCGCTGTAGGGCCGAGAATGTAAAGCAAGGCTCTAGCACTGAAACAGTTGATTTGGGCTTTGATTTCAATTTTGATAATTCTTTAAGAGCTTTAATTACGTATGAGAAGTTGCTGGAACACGGAGTATGTCCAGAACAGGCTAGGATGGTTCTTCCTTTGAATACCATGACTGAGTGGATTTGGAGCGGATCACTCGCCGCCTTCTCTAGAGTGTGTAAGCTTCGTTTGGATTCTCACACTCAGAAAGAGACTCAAGAAGTTGCTTTACAAATAGACAAAATCATGTTACAGTTGTTTCCTGTCTCGTGGCACTTTTTAATGGAGAAGTCAAATGGGTGATGAAAACGCTTATATTAATTTTTCATATTCAGATGGACATGGAAAATCTATGACTATCACTGTGTCTAATACTCCTGAATATGATGACAAATTAACTTCGTGGGATGGCATCTTAGACGAAGTTGCTAGAGCCTTAGAAGGCTTTGGGTTTGCTAATATTCGTAGCAGGCTCTTAATTACTGGTGTTAGTGTTCACGCGGGGAAAACATTAAAAGAAATCCATGAGTAAGAGACACCTAGTAATCCCTGATGTTCAGGTAAAGGATGGAGTTGATTCATCCTTTTTAACCTGTGTAGGTAATTATGCTGCTGACAAGCGCCCTGATGTAATTGTACAGATTGGCGACTTCGCCGATATGTCGTCTTTATCGTCTTATGATAAAGGTAAAAAGAGCTTTGAAGGACGACGCTACAAAAAAGATATTGAGGCATCCATTATTGCTATGGATAACTTAATGTTTCCTATAGTAAAGGAACAAAGTAGGCTATCCAAGAATAAGAAAAAAGGATGGAATCCTAAGTTGGTATTGACATTAGGAAACCATGAGAATAGAATTAACAGAGCAGTAGAAGATTCCCCGGAATTGGATGGGGTCATTTCTGTTAATGATCTTTGTTACTCTTATTGGGGGTGGGATGTTAAAGATTTTCTTGTTCCGGTTGTCATTGATGGTGTTGTATACTGTCATTATTTTGTTTCTGGCCCTATGGGCAGGCCCGTTGCCAGTGCTCAAAGACTTATCGCAACAAAGCATCAAAGCTGTATCGCAGGGCATCAGCAGGGTAGACAGATAGCCACAGGCTTTAGAGCCGATGGAAGGCAGATTACAGCTATCATTGCTGGAAGTTGCTACGAACACGATGAACCATACATGGGGCCACAGGCTAACAATCATTGGCGAGGCATCATCATGCTGAATGAAGTTGAAGATGGTTCTTTTGATGAAATGTTTATTTCTCTGGACTACTTGAAACGTAAGTACAGTTAAGGTATAATCTCACTGTAGCTCAGCGGATTAGAGCATCCGGCTTCTACCCGGAATGTCGAGGGTTCAAATCCTTCCAGTGAGACCAATTAAGGAATCTTCTAATGAGCCGAAACAGCAAAAACGCTAGACTGGTATTTCAAGCTAAACAACGCAATAGAGTTAAAGGCTTCAGAGGGCCAGCTAAAACTGCTGCCAAGCATGGAAAGAAGAAAGCTTGGTGGCAAGTAGGCAATAAAACTTATTCAGAGTTTGTAAAAGGTAAGAAAGCTACAGTAGCTCAATAGGTAGAGCACTTGATTTGTAATCAAGGGGTTGAGGGTTCGATTCCTTCCTGTAGCACCAATAGAGTTAGCAGAGTAGAGAAACGGTATCTCGTTAGCCTCATAAGCTGAAGATAGGTGGTTCGACTCCATCCTCTGCTTTAAACATGGAAGCTTGGCAGAGTGGTTTATTGCAACGGTCTTGAAAACCGTCGAATCTGAAAAGGTTCCGTAGGTTCAAATCCTACAGCTTCCACCACCAGTCTATGGCGTAACGGTAGCGTACTACGTTTGGGGCGTAGCGGTAGAGGTTCAAATCCTCTTAGACTGACCAGTAATGCCACTGTAGCCGAATTGGTATAGGCAGCGGTCTTAGAAGCCGTAATTTGCAGGTTCGAGTCCTGCCAGTGGCACCAGATGCAGGTAAGCGCAAGGTGCGTCGCCAGCCTTCCAAGCTGTGCAGAGCAGGGTTCGACTCCCTCTACCTGCTCCAAGATAATTATAAGGAGATAATATGGCACTTCCCGCACTAATCGCCGCCCCTTTGGGCGAGCTAATCATTACAGCAGGTAAACAGCTTATTGATGCTGTCTTTCCTGACACTATTGCTCAGGCCAAAGAAAGGGCTGAAGCAGAATTCAAATTACTCCAATTGACTCAGAATGAGCGATTAGCTGATAAAGCTAATGAGACAGCCATTGCTCTAAAGCAGATGGATACAAATATTGAGGAAGCTAAGTCTGATTCACTATTCAAATCAGGCTGGCGACCCGGAGCAGGCTGGATTTGTGTAACAGGATTAGCCTACACGGTAGTCTATCCTTTGCTTGTCTGGCTTGCTAACATTCTAGTGGTTCCTGTTCCGCCTCAATTAGACACAGAACAATTATATGTCTTATTGACTGGTATGCTAGGTCTTGGTGCTTATAGAAGCTACGAAAAGTTTAAAAAGCCTAAGCAAGAATGATTAAGCGAACCTTTCACGAACTAAAAAGAGAGCTTAGACGTATTGATGAAATTACTTTGCTTGAGGCATTGGAGATTACGTCTGATGATTTACTAGATGCTTTTGAAGATAGGATTCCAATGAAAAGAAAACAGCTACAAGAACTCATTGATGACAATGATTATGATGTTTTTGATGAGGAAAGTGAAGAATACACTGAATATGAAGAAGAAGATAGTGAAGATTACTACGGAAACGACTATGACTGAAATGGGAGTTTATGAACAGTATATTGCTAAATCTCGTTATGCTCGTTTCCTTGACGATAAAGGTCGTAGAGAGAATTGGGACGAAACAGTTTCCCGGTATGTAGCCTTTATGAAAAATAAAGCTGAAGGGGAAATCTCAGAGAAAGACTGGACAGCCATTGAACAGGCTATCTTGAATAGAGAATTAATGCCTTCTATGAGAGCATTAATGACTGCTGGACCTGCTCTAGAAAGAGATAACACCTGTGGCTACAATTGTGCATATCTGCCTATTGATGATATGAAGTCATTTGATGAGGCTATGTTTATTCTTCTCTGTGGTACTGGTGTTGGCTTCTCTGTCGAGAAGAAGTATATTTCCAAGCTTCCTGAGATTCCTCAAAAGCTCTTTGATAGTGGTACTACCATCGTAGTGCATGACAGCAAGGAAGGTTGGAGCAAGGCTCTTAGACAGCTTCTAGCCCTCCTGTGGAGTGGTGAAGTACCTAAGTGGGATCTATCCAAAATTCGTCCTGCTGGAGCCAGATTAAAGGTCTTTGGTGGTCGCGCTTCCGGCCCTAGACCGCTAGAGGAATTGTTTGATTTTGTTGTTCGTACCTTCATCAAAGCCGCTGGCAGACGCTTAACGTCTCTAGAGTGCCACGATATCCTCTGCAAGATTGGAGAGGTTGTAGTAGTTGGTGGAGTGCGTAGAAGTGCTATGATTAGCTTATCAGACCTTGACGATGATTCTATGCGCCATTGCAAAATAGGTAATTGGTGGATTGACAATCCTCAAAGAGCTTTAGCGAACAATAGCGCAGTTTATGATGGTCGTCCTGATATGGGTAGGTTTCTCAGAGAGTGGACTAGTCTCTATGAGAGTGGAAGTGGTGAAAGAGGAATCTTTAACCGTAAAGCCTCTATTGAAAAAGTAAAAGAGAATGGAAGAAGGAATCCAGATTATGATTTTGGAACAAACCCATGCTCTGAAATTATTCTTAGAGGAAATCAATTCTGTAACCTGACGGAAGTAGTTGTCAGATCAGAAGATACTCTAGAGACTTTAGAGGAAAAAGTACGATTAGCTACTATTCTAGGAACACTACAGTCTACTCTTACCCACTTTCCATATCTCAGAAAGATATGGACAAGAAATACGGAAGAAGAAAGATTGTTAGGAGTGTCTTTAACTGGAATCTTTGACAATGTGCCATTAATGATGAATGGTGAAGTGCTTACAGCTATTAAAGAGGTAGCAATTGAAACTAACAAAGAATACGCTGAAAAATTCGGTATTAACGTTTCTGTGGCTATTACTTGCGTCAAGCCTAGTGGTACTGTTAGCCAGTTGGTTGATTCTAGTTCTGGCATACACCCTAGATTT